ATAATGATACTAGTCGAGTTACTTTTAATTTGATAGCATCTTGCCATTTAATTGTTAGCCCAGCCACACCTGACGGGGATAGTTTCAAAGCAATTTACAAATTAAATGATTTCATTGAAAAGGAAATCAAGCCTATGACAATTCCGTTTGGTCAAAAAGAAAGTATTGTTGATTTAGATATTGCAATTCTTCCAAATAGAATTACGTTCAATGCGAATAATCTTCCACATGAAACGAAAGAATTTTTGGAAGAAGCAGAGCAAATGGGAAACTATATTGGGCTTATTCCAGAAAAGAAAGAAATGCGTAGAAGTCGATTATTAGGAGAAGATATCTTCACTCAGTACGATAAGATGGAAGCTTCATCTGAGAAGAATGCCTTAACTCCGTATATAAAAAATGTGGAAGAGATCTATTCTAAGTTAGTATTCATTGCTTGTAACAAAGCAAAAGAAAGTAAATAAAAATATTTAAGACAAAAGAGGGAAAAATTTTATGGCAAAATTCTCAGCATTTCGCCAGTATGGAAATCGAACGAATTCTGATTTAGATTTCTCATCGGTGAAAGTAGAAAATTTAGATTCTAAAAAAGAGTTTGAGGAAGCTCAAAATACAACAGAACAACCGACAGTTTCTTTTGAACCACAAAAAAATAATGATTCAAAAAGTAAACCTGGACGACCAGTCGAAAATCCTGGTCTAAATTTAACATCACGTACTTATAAAATTGCAGAACCCGCACTTGAAGCGATGGAAGAGAAATTTTTTGAAATGCGAAAAGAGTGGAGTAGCAAAATGTCTTTTTCCAAGTATTTAACAAATCTAATCTGGCAAGACACTCATAACGGGGCTTTGCTGTATGATCCTGTTACTGGTGATTTGATTAAAGAAAATCTGAAATAGGAGGGGATTATATGAATTCTGTTATTCCAAAGGGGTACAAAAAAACATGGATCCCTAAAGAATTAAAAACTCCTGATAACTATAAAACTAATCCAAAATTCGAGAATGAGTATTTTTCTATCAAGCAGACAAAAAGGCTGCTATATTTAGAAAAAAAATTGAAGCCTGTAAGGCGCAGTCTCAATCTTGAAGAGGCTCAGGTTAATGGGTTAGATAAATGCTTGTTTATTTCCTCTATCAAACACGGACATGGAACAAGCGCTATGGTTAACGGATCGGCAGTTAATGTAAATGAATTTAATTCATCCTCTAGTGACGAATTTCGTGCAATTGTTAAAGTTCAAGGCCTGAATAGGGAATTTAAAGATAAAGAAGCTTTAGAACTATGGTTATTGCGTAGATATCAACTGACTACATTCAAACAGCGTCAAGAACAATATGAGAAAGAACGTATTTGGTTGAAAAGTATGTTAGATTTGCTGGATGAAAAATTTTAGAAATAAAAAAAGAAAGAGAGCTAAAAGCCCTCTTTTATTATGCATTCTTCACAAAACATCGCTCTTTACAAAACATCGCTTCTTCACGATACAAAAATAAAAAGCCGTATATCAATTTATCTAGGCCGCAGGAATTAATCCTTCAGTCGTCAGGAGCCTGTGCCTCATTCAGTCAAATTGTACTTACTTGGGCACGTCCTAGCATCAATTGATATTCGAACTTTTCGTTGATATTGTACACCGACCTGACCCGTCAGGAGACGAACTGAGTCCATTGTCAGTCCGTAACTAATTATCCCCTATCGGTGGTTTCGCAGGATAACCAGTTTATGAAAAAAATTTTAAACGTCCTTCAGTGAAAAGAGTGAAGAACATATAAAATACCATCTACAGCAGCGAGCTGTTTATGATTCTCATTAGTAAGTACGTTAGCTACGTTCTTACTATGTTTCACACAGGATTCGAACCTGTAACTAATTCTTAGGAGGAATTTGTTATATCCGTTTAACTAGTAAAACATAATATTAAGGAAAAGAAGAAGTAAGGAGCTTCTTTTCCTATGATAGAATTATCGTGTCATGATTTTATAAATTAGAGAGGGGCCTTACTACACCTCGTTTATTTTGAAAATGTATTTTTTATTTAACTGCGTCTTTAAGAGCTTTACCAGCTTTGAATGCTGGAACTTTAGTAGCTGCAATTTCGATTTCTTTACCAGTTTGTGGGTTGCGACCTTTACGGGCTCCGCGTTCACGAACTTCAAAGTTACCAAAACCAATCAATTGAACTTTTTCACCTTGTGAAAGAAATTCAGAAACTGCACCGAATACAGCGTCAACTGCAGTTGCAGAGTCTTTTTTAGTGAGTGAAGTTGCTTCAGCAACTTTTGCGATCAAATCTTGTTTAGTAGCCATTTGCTATAAACTCCTTTTTTATTATTTATATTAAGTATTATACCAGAGATGATTAAAAATGTCAATAGCAATAGTTGTTTTTTGTGCATTTTTTTATTTTTTTCTAAACTTCAACAAAAAAAGAAGGCTGTAACTCTCGTCGTAGATCGAATCTAGAGAAACCGTCTTCTTTTTTGAAATAATTTTTGAAAAGAGTCCCATTGTAGGAATCCAACCTACGTGCTAAAGCACCTCTAGCAGAGTCGAGACATAAAGCACACGCAACTTGGAGGCAGCGCATGCTAGACTAGTTGAACAACTATATTTACGAAAACGAACAAGTCACAGTCTGCTCAAACTGGGCGCTATTTGTTTTAGCCACAATAGCCGATTGTTATTCACGCCCAACCAGTTTTACATCTGGTTGTTTTTGTTTAACAAATAATTTCAATACACTTAATGTTAGCCCTTGCACAATGCACAATGTCTTTCAACACTAGGTTCCCCCATTCAGAAGTATAACTTCTTTCATCAGGCTGCTTTTTACAATTAATTTATTTTTATTATTTATTTTAAACAATTAAATTGTAACAAACTTAAGTAAATAAGTCAATATCTATTCAAGCTTTTTCTTTATATTTATTGATTTTGTTATGAATTTCTATTGACAAAGGCAGAATATCTTCTACAAAAGACATCAAATGTTTGTAGTTTCCCAGTCTTGAGATGATTTTATCAGCGTTTCGGTCATAAATGTAGATCTTTTCCAAGTTATTATTGTCATAGTAAGGAATGTTTAAACCAAACTGTTCGAACGCAAACTTTTCTTTATTAGACGATACGGCATTTACGTAGTAGCCCTCCAGGGTTTCAAGCAGTTCTTTTTTGTTGTAGTTGTGATTTCTTACAAAAGAATCAATCGTTTCAATATTCTTTGGCTTTCTGTAACTTCCATCTGGTAGAAGTTCTCTGATCCCGTATAATTTATTGAAATCTAGCAATTCTTCTTCCGATAAAGAGAGCCGCTCAATACTGACATCTTCAAACATTCCCTCGCTAAACATCAGTTTAACTTGTTCTTTACCTTTGAAGACTCTTACTATACTTTCAATAGTTAATTTCTTTGAAAAAGTTCCTTTTGCATCAACTACATAATTTGCGCAGAAAGTAAGATTATCTTCATCTTCATGCTTTTCAAAAGAAATTGTCATTAGTAGAGAGTTAAAGTTGTGTTTTTTAAGGTCATTGTTAAATTCATGACTAAAATCTTTTAGTTTTTGCTCATCTAGTTTATCTAAATAGTTCAGTTTAATTTCTGATGCATCGGTACTTGTTTTTATTTTTTGTTTTAATTCTTTTTTGTAGCGCACTAAATACAAAGTCATTTGTAATTTCCTTCATCTATTTTATTTTGTTTCATCTATTATATCACAAAATATAAAGGTTTTTGTTGACAATTTTTCTTATTCGTAATATTTTCCAAAAAAACAAAAAACAACTGAAAACGCTTGACTTTGTTATTCATTAGTTTTACAATGAAGGTAACAAAAATATGAAAGGACTTTTTTATTATGAAAAAAGTTAAACTTTTTGGGCTACTAGCTCTTGCAACACTTGCTGTCGGAGGAAGTGCATACAGCATCGTCTCTGCGAATGAACCATCTGCAGAAACAGAAGCTGCACACAGTGACGCTTGGGAAGAAGCAGCAAATAAAGCTAATTCTGAAAAAGCTAAAGCTGACAAAACAACTCCTTCAACTGATCAAAAAGCTCCAGAAACGAAAAAAGAAGAAACTGGAAATTTGAAGTCTAAAGACGAAAAAGGTAATGTTATTGACGAAAACTATGTCAAAAAACAAATCGACACTCCAACTGGTGCTGAAGAAAAAGCTAAGGAAGATAAATACTTAGATTCTGCAGAAAAGAAAACTAATGAAGCTTTGAAAAAACAAGAAGCTAAAAAAGAAGTTAAGAAAACTCTTCCAAATACTGCTGCCGTTAAATAACGATTAGAAAATCACAAAAGAGACCCTTACCTATAAAGGTCTCTTTTTTTAGTCACGCGCATTGCAGAACATCTCATTGTACAACGTTTCTAACGCTTTTAATTTTTCGCCCAATTGTTGTCCGACTCTCATCTGAGCCAAAGAACCAACCTTGATTGCACTCTCTGCTAGAATAGAAATCTCATTAACTAATTCAACCAACTTTTGATGTTGCCCTGTCTCTGAGCGTTGATTCATTTCTTTGTGGGCAATATGGTTGATTATTTGACTTTGATGGATGATCCTTTCAGGATGATGAATATCCGTTTTTGCTAGATGCCGAACTGATGCTTTTAGATGTTTTTCTTTGTGATTATGCATCTCTAAAACTCCTTGTTTTACTTAATCTTTATTGACATAGTATACCATTTGTGGTATAATATTGTCAATAAGTAAATTAGAAAAAGGTATAAAATTTTGTTTGATAAATTATCCAAATTAACAAACTTATTCGATAAAAATAACCTCTCTGAAGTTTCTCGGAATAAACAATATTCGAAAAAAGAATTAGATCTTATTGTTCGCTTGCTAAAAGATAATCCTGAACAAATGGGAGCTTTTCAAGAGGCTTATGAAAAAGCTGAAAAAGAAGAAAAAGGTTATAACTTGTTTCAACAAGATGCTTCTGAAGTAATTGTCAAAAACGATAAGATCTTAGAAGCAGAAACAGAAGTTGAGCAAGTTATAAACAATGTAGTGAAAGAGTTGTTATCTGTATCTCTTGTATGGGACTCTGAAAAAGAAGGGCTGTTAGCATTGCCTGAACCTGCTCAAGTCTATGATTTGGCTACGGCAGAAAAGCTATCTAAAGAAAAAGGACTGCAATTTACTGGATTTGCGACCAAGAAAGATATGACAGGAAGCTCTGGCGAAATTCTTTTTGATTCTTACAAGAAGTATATGGAAACTGGCAATGAGTATTTTTATCATATGTTCAGACAAGGCATTGATATTCTAGATATAGATGATATTTTATATGATATTCTATCTTTAGACCCTAACTCAATGTCTAAGTGGCTTCCTGAAATCAATAAGGCTGCTAAGCAAACCAAATTTTTCAAAATTCCAAGAACTAAGATCTTACGAGTTCCAAAAGCGCTTTTGCAAACAACTCGTGTGCTGGAATTTCCTGAATTAACTCCATTATCTCTTGAAATCATCAATCGTTATGCTTCTAAAGTGTTTGAACTAGATGAGGAAAAAGATTACTTTGTTAAGACAGGAACATTTTCTTCTAAATTTGATTTCAGAAATACCAAGGTTACAAAAGGGCAAGAAGTTAAAGAGTTGGGTTCCTACTTGTGGTTTATTCAACATCAAGCTAGCAACTTAGCCTCCCCTTTGAATATTCCTGGCCCAGTTTATGGAGTTTCTTCAAATAATGAATGGGTTGTACGCGAATTTATCGATGATAAAGAAAATAATCCAACTATTTATAACGGACTTCCGCTTCACACTGAATACAGGGTCTTTGTTGATTTCGATGATAAAGAAATCATTGGAATTAATCCTTATTGGGATCCTGATGTGATGAAAAAGAACTTTTTAGAAGTTGGTTCTTCGAAAAATAGCGTGAAGCAACACGATTACATTATCTATTCAACTCATGAAGAGAAGTTGATGAGTCGTTACGAAGAAAACAAAGAATTGGTAATGAACGAAGTAAGAAAATTGCTGGACAAATGTAATCTTACTGGCCAATGGTCAATTGACATTATGCAAAATGGAGATGATTTTTGGTTGATCGACATGGCACGCGCCACCGAGTCTGCACTAGTAGAATGCGTTCCTAAATCAAAATTAAAAAATGTACGTCAACCATTTTTAGGTTTAGAAGAAGTAGGTGTTAAAGAAATTGAACAAGAAAATTGAAGATTTGAAGCTGGCGTACAAAATTACGACGGCTTTAATCATTTTAGGAATTCTCTTTTACAGTCCGTTCCTATTTTACGGATTTTTATATGGCGTTAGCAAGGATAAATTCTTGCTGTTTGTATTTAGTATGTGTGGGTATACACTGTTATTCGCACCAATTATGATGGTTGCTGGAGTCAACTATCTCTCAAAAAAATAAAAAAAGGATAAAAACATGAATAAAAAGATTGTATTATTAGGTGTAATCTCCTTAGCTTTATTTGGTTGTGGAAAAGGAAATAAGCAGAAGAAAACACTGTCTTCAAGTGAACTAGATGCTAAAGTTGCACAAATCCAAAACGATAGCAAAAGCATTTTAGATAAAGCTAAAGATAATGAAGAAGTAACAAAGAAATTAATCATGAAGAAAACTAACTCAGGTGCAGAAGCAACGCAGACGGTTTCTTACATTGGGGAACGTTTCACCAAGTTGGTCATCGAGAATAAGATTCCTGCAAGCGAGCAGTTGAAAGGAGCTATTCAGCAAGTAGGAAAAGAAGAAAGTGAGAAGTTATTGAAAGAATCTTTCTTCCAATCTGATGAGATGAAAGAAGTGGCTCAACTGAATGGGTTTTCTATTGATGTAACACTTCCTACAGAAGATGCTTACGTAGTTACGACCACTTATGATTTTACCACGCTAGATGTAAAGAAAGCTCAAAAATTAGCTTATTTCAAAGATAATAATATTGAAGGATTGTTAAAAATCACCCCTGAGCAATATATCAATAATCTAGTCCAAGCTGGCGCTACGATTGCGGACAAATAGAAAGTTTACGAAATGACAAATAATTACTTAGAAAGCTTAAATAAAGGACAATATGAGGCGGCTACGACCATTGATGGCCCAATGTTAGTCCTTGCAGGAGCAGGCGCTGGTAAAACACACACGATGATCACGCGCGTTGCTTATATGATTGACCAAGGGATCCCTCCTGAGCAAATCTTGCTTCTTACGTTTACTAATAAAGCAGCAGATGAAATGATGGAACGTGCAAAACGTTATTGTGGCGAAAAAGCGGATAAAGTCACTGCTTGTACCTATCACTCTTTTTGTGCACTTATGCTTAGACGATATGGAAAAGCTATTGGTCTAAAACAAGACTTTGACATTCTAACACCATCTCAAGCTTCAGACGCTATTGGATTTACAAAAGCAAAGAAGAAAGAAGATTACGCAATTAAAGGATTTCCTAAGAACAGAAAAGTAGCGGAAATTTTCTCTGCTTCTATTAACTTAAATATTTCCATCGAGGCTGTCATCCGATCAGAAAGCAAGTATGAAAAGCTTTCTGATTTAGTCGTAGAATTAGAAAATCTATATAAAGACTATCAACAATACAAAGAAAGTAAAGGGTTGATGGACTATGATGATTTAATGCTTAATTTTTACAAACTGCTAACAAAGAATGAACGTGCACGCCAATATATTGAGAATATGTATCGGTATATTATGGTTGATGAGTACCAAGATACTAACGATTTGCAGTTTGAGATTCTACAGGAGTTAAGAAAGAACTGTAAAAACATTGCAGTGGTTGGTGATGATGCTCAGTCTATTTATAAATTTAGAGGAGCAAATGTTCAGAACATCATTAATTTTCCTAAACAATACGAGAACTGTAAACAAGTTGATTTAGTTGAGAACTACCGTTCTTCTAATCAAATTTTGAACCTCGCCAACAAATCTTATGAATTACACGCAACCGAAGGATTCCCAAAGAAGATGCACGGACAGTTTGATACTGATTTTCTTCCTGTAGTTATACGTGCAGAAGACGATAGAGCAGAAGATCTAGCTATTTTAAACGGGATCATCGACCTTACTAGTCGTGGAATTAAACCTGAACGGATCTGTGTTGCTTCTCGAAGTTCTAGACGCTTCTTTACTTTGGAGCATTTGTTAAACCAAGCTCAGATTTCTTACGAAAAACGAGGCGGTTCTAAGTTTTTAGAGTTAGAAGAAGTTTTGGATATGATTGCTTATTTAAGGTTATCTTCTAACAAACTTGATGAGCTTTCACTGTTTAGATTGTTGCAACTGCACCCTGGAGTAGGTGAAACTTATTCAAGAAATATTTGTGATCTTGTGGGTGTTGTTGAGAATCCTATTATCAATAACAAATATAAAAACTTCAAATTTGCCTCTGAATTACGCCTATTGCATTCAACGCTTGAAGAATCAAGATTTATTCCTGATGAAGAACCTGAAGCTAAGTTTAAATTTTTCCAAGATTTTTACGTGAACCTTTGTACACGTGTTATCACGGAAATGAATACAGACGAAGGTACAAGAACTGAACTCTTTGAAGCTCTAGAGGTCAAAAAAGAAAGCATAGCAGCGCTTTTTGATATTGCAAAACAATATGACACTATCAAGAAATTTTTGGATGCTATTATTCTTGAACAGACAAAAGTCGAAAATGAAGATGTCGATTTGAGTAAAGTTGTCTTAACCACGATTCATTCAGTTAAAGGTCTTGAGTTCAATACAATGTTCATCATGGATTGTGTTGATGGAATTTTCCCTAGAACACAACCATGGATTGAAGAGGACAATGATGAACTACAGGAAGAATTACGCTGTTTTTACGTAGCTATTACACGCCCAGAAGTTAGATTGTATATTTGTGCACCTGAACGAGTTAGCAGCTTTAAAGGCTTCATGGATGCGCCTCTGACACGTTTCTTAGATGGGTGCGAAGACACTTACATTATTTCTAATGAATACATTCCATTGATCTGGAAAGACGAAAAAATATAGAAAGGGGATTTATCAATGTACGAAGAATTAGCAAAAATCATTGCAGAAAATAATGAGAAATATGCGAAGCTAAACGAACATGTTTATTCTATTAGGTCTCACGAGACCAAAGAAAGCCTGGCAACTTTAGAAAAAGCTAAGTTCGATAGATGGCAGTTCACTCACGACTATGCAAAACTTCTTTCTAACTTCTTGTGGTCTAAGAAACAGGAGTTAACTCCTAAAGACTTATCTGCTTTAGACATGGTTCCTTATGATGTTTGGCGTAGAATGTCAGAGAAGTCAAACATTGTTGTTCAAGTCATTATGGACATTTACAAAGAAGGGAAGGAAAATGATTAGTAAAAAACAAAAAGAAGAACTATTAAGCTCCTCTTTTTCAGCAAGATTATCAGCAATTTTGAAAACATCTGACATTAACATTGAACTTTCTTCTGAAGAAGAAGTAACTAGCTCAATCAAAATCACTTTTTTGGAAAACGGTGAAGAAAAAATGTTTCTTTACATGAGTAAAGAAGATAATATCGTTTCTCCTGCAAGTGTTCTATATGAGGATCTTAGGACTTTACGAATGAGGTTGCGAGCAGGGGAAATTATTCAAAGCACGCTCACATATAATCTATAAGAAAGGAATACAACATGACTCGTATTTGGATAGTTTTACTTTTCTTACTTATTCTTTGTAATTTTTCATTAGAAAGAAAAAATCTTAGAAATAGAGTTCGTGAGTATCATAAGTTAGCATTCTCTTCTTTTCCCTCAAAGATAGAAGAATTTTCTATTCGAACGATGAGAAAGTTTGATAAGTTTTTCTTCTCAATGTTAGGGATCTTTGTTCTAGTCTCAATTTACTCAGTCTGGAAAGAAACTTTCGTTCCTATCTTATTGACGTTCTTTTTAGAAATGGCGATTATTTCAGCATTCCAATTAGCCGTTATTGATGCTTTAGGCAAAGAAAAATAAAAAAAGTCCCTGTAAAAGGGCTTTTCTTTTTGTCAAAATTTAGAGCCAATTAATAGTTCTTTTAGCTACTAGATTTTCTTCATCCAGCATTTTCTTTACTTCCCCACGGGCTTTATTTGCATAGTAAGGATAGCCTAATTCTTTGTCGTAGTTAGACTCAATACTTATAATTACTTTCCCAGTTTTACTGTCTATTTCAATCAGCCCAGGATCTTTATTTTCAGGAATATACCAATATCCTAGAATGGTTGAATTGAATATTTTTATCAATTTCAGCATATTTCCTCCATCGTAAAACAGCTCAATCTATTTAGTTATAAAAATTCACCTACCAATGTCATCATCATCGGTAGGTGTAAAAATTTTATTCCATTTTTATTAGAATGGCAACTCTTCTTCCTTAAATGGTGGTTGATTACCAAAGTTTTGTTGTTGGTATTGAGGCTGTTGTTGCTGTTGTTGAGCTTGCTGCTGGTAATTGTTTTGTTGGTTATATTGTTGATTATAACCTTGTTGATTTTTTGGCGCTTGTGATTGTTGTGGCTGTTGGTAGCCACCTCGGTTTTGTTGTTGGTACTGAGGCTGTTGTTGTTGAGCTTGTTGTTGATAATTTTGATTTTGCCCTTGGTTATATTGTTGAGGTTGTTGTTGTGACTGTTGAGCTTGCCCATTATAACCTGATTGTTGATTTTGTTGATTCATTACGGGTTCGTAAGCCCACATCTTATGCAAGTGCTCATATTGAATATAAGCTTCAACGTTACACTTGATCATCAATGCAACTTCACGGATATCTTCAGCCGACAAAGTAATGAAGACTGAGTGCTCTGGTTTTTCTGGAACGATCAAGCCTTTGTCATTGACGTTCCCTGGGCCACTTGAAGCAACCAATGCGATTGGCTTATTCTTTCCCAATTGAGCGCTTAATGTTCTTGATTCAGCTTTTCCATCTGTTCGGTTTTTTGGATGGGCTGTTCCTCCCATTGAGATAGAGACGTTTTTATCCCATGGCTTTTGGGTTTGTTTGAATTTGTTATTAGCTTCAACCAAAAGCTTGCTCAAACGTCCATCAAGAATTGATTGTGAAAATTCTAAAGCCGTTGAAAAATCCAAGTAAATTACAATGCGGTCAGTAGTTCGTTGTCCTTGTGGTTTGTTTGGATCGTATTTAGCGAATACAAATTGCACTTTTCCAATTGTAAATGATTGTGTATTCACTTCCATTAAGCAATCTTTCCCGTCTTTTCGGATAATTTGAGTTTTCTTTGTGTTTTGTCCTTCAGTCATTAGTTTACTTCCTTTATTTCTTATTCGTTTGAAATGACAGTGATTGATGCCCCGTCTTTTTCAATATTAGTAATCATGCTATCTTTAGCATCAGCAGCGTTTATCTTGTTTTCTTTTATGTATTTTCTTACAGTTAAGTCCAAGACTTTAACAATATCAGTTGAAGAGCGTTCTTTGTCTGATAAACTAAAAATAAAAACATTCTTTTTAGCTTCTGGTATTGAATGCTTTACCACTTTTACGTTGTCCATTTCTTGAACTAATTCATTTTTAGTAGACGACTTATTTCCCCCTACAAGAAGGAATAGTATAGGCGTTGCTAAAAACAAAATAACAATGCATAAAAGATATTTCTTTTTCAATTAAATTTTTTCTCTCCTTTTCCATTTTATCAAAGCAAATAGGATCCTGATTTTATTCATAAAAGAATGGTCATGGAGGATAAATTTAACTTGTTCTTTTGATAATTTGCTTCTCCAAGCGTCAGAAGTTAGAAATTGTCCTCTTGTCCGCCAATATCTTCGCTTATCATCTGCGAAAACATCTTTAATAAACCCTAGTGTCAATTTTGCTTTTCCGTTTTTGTAAGGAGTAGTGGGCACATTTATCAAAGCGCCTTTCATCATCTTTCTAAGTTCGTTGTTAGCATAACTTTCTAGCATTGCTTCTCGTAAATCATTAGGAAACTGATAGATTTTTTTGCTTCCATCTAGTAACTGAACTTTACAAAAAAATGAAATAGTTGAATCAGAACTGAATTTTTTTCGTTTCCCCATATTTACTCCTTCACGTATAATAAATTATATCATAAAAATAATATTTTGTAAATTGAAAAATAAGATTTTTCCTTACTTTATCGCTTTGTTTGTAATAAGTCAAATTGACTTTTTGACCTAAATATGGTATAATGTGCACATAAACTAAAACAATCAAAAGAAGTTAAAAATGAACAAATACAACTACATTTATTTTGTGTCAAACACGAAGCGCCCTTACCTTTCGACATTGGAATCAAAATTCGAAAATCTTTCTAAAGAAGAATACAATAAAGTGCAGAATCTTGCTTATTTTTGGGATGAGTTGTTTCCAAATCAGGAAGAAAAAGCTTGTACGCCTGAAGTTACAAAAGATAGCAATCACAAAACTTTATCTGAGTTTATACAGGCGAAATTTTTATCATCAAAACCTGAAGGTGAAGATCCTTTGAAGGATAAGGTAGAAGAATGGGTAGAAGATGCTGCTTTATTGAAAGAAGCTTTGTCGTCTTTAGATAAAGTTTTTGTTTGTGACTCTTGGCATAGAATCGCAGAAGTATTTGGAGATATGCCTCAAATTCCTTATATCGGACATATTCCTGGAAGAAATCCTCATTTCTACGAAAAAGTAGGTAATTTAGACAATGATTTGTTATTCCCTGAATTGAAGGGGTTTTTGGGAAGGAATATTATCACAGCAAAAGCTGATTATAATGATATGAAAAACAAGGTTTTTGGAATGCTACAGAAATATAATGTGATATACTTGAAGTGGCTAAGCGTTAACAAAGTTCGCTCAGTCATCCCGATTAAAAACTTAGATGATTTTGATAAGTGGTTCTTTGCAGATCCATTTATGGTAGAAACTTTGCATAGCTGTGAGTTAAGCATCCAGGAAGGTTTAGAGCTTACCCATGAACATCGATTTTTTGTGGTAAATGGAAAAATTGTCACATCTAGCCCTACCCGATGGGATCTAACCCCTATTCACAAGATTGAGCCTATTAATGAAGTTTTACAAACGAATTTCGAAAACTTCGTTACTGAGGTAGTTGATTCTCTAAAGAATGGTACTAGTCTACAAGGGCAAACTTATGTAGTGGATGTCGCTTGGGATAAGAAATATAATCGAGTAGTTGTAGTTGAGTTAAATCCCATCCATAACTCTGGATTATATAGTTGTGATGTTAAGAAGACCATTCAGGCAGTAAAAGAAGAACCAAATGAATTTGAACTAAAATGGTGAACAGATGAAAGAAGTAAATTTCAAAGGCCAAGTTGATAAGATTATTTTTAAAAATGAACAAACTATGTTTTATATACTTGGCGTTGATATTGATGAAACAGATAGCGATTATTCAAGTCATTATATTATTGTTTCTGGTAATATGATAGATGTGAAAGAAGAAGAGGAATATCTATTTAAAGGTGAGTTAGTGAATCACCCTAAGTATGGAGAGCAACTAAAAGTTACTTATTACGAGAAGAAGATTTCAAGCCTTTCAGGTCTTATTGACTATTTTTCAAGTAAACAATTTAAAGGAATTGGGAAGAAAAAAGCTCTTAAAATTGTTGAATTATATGGAGAAGAAGATACTGTTAAAAAAATTATCGAAGATCCAAGTAAATTGGATAAAGTATCAGGCTTAAAAACTTCCGATAAGAATGCTTTCGTTTTGAGATTGAAAGATGATTTTAAAAATCAAATATCTATAGCTAAACTAGCGGAATATGGGATCCCCCTCAATACGTCCAGTAAGATCATTAAAGAGTTTGAAGACATGACAATAGAAGTCGTGGAAAATAATCCCTACCTCTTAGCCCGAACCATTAAAGGTTTTGGCTTTAAGAGTGCAGATGATCTTGCTGAGAAATTAGGAATTGTTGCAGATTCACCAGAGCGTTATAAAGCAGCTTTATTGCACGTTTTAAACGAACATAGCCAAGAAACAGGGGATACTTACGTTCCAAAAAAATCACTTGTTGAAAAGACTTGTGCTTTACTAAAGGAAGCTCGTCCGAAAGAATCTAAAAAGATTCATGAAGGGCAAATTATGATTCGGTTAGAAGAATTATGGTCAGACAATGAATTGCAGATAACAGATGATAAGGTATTTTCTAACGTTCTTTATTACAGCGAGGAAAGTATTGCAAAAAATATCCATCGTATTATGGATGGAGAGGGATTCATTGATGAAAATGCAGATATTGACTTTTATATTGATGAAGTAGAAAAAGAGAATGGATTTCCTTACGATGCAATCCAACGACAAGCAATTAAAGAAGCTATTACAAGCAAATTCTTTGTATTAACGGGTGGCCCTGGTACAGGAAAAACAACTGTTATTAAAGGTATCCTTAAAACGTATGCTAAGGTTCGTAAATTCAATCTTTACTCGGATAAAGAAATTATTTCACTTGCTGCTCCAACAGGAAAAGCTGCACGTAGAATGAAAGAATCTACAGATTTGCCAGCAACAACTATTCACGCGCTTTTAGGCTTATTTTCTACTGACGAAGATGAGTTAGATGATGACCTTGATGAATCATTAGAGGCCGACCTTTTGGTTATTGATGAGTTTTCGATGGTTGATACTTGGTTAGCAAAGAAATTATTTGAAAGTGTTGATAGTCGCACTCAGGTTATCTTAGTAGGAGATCAAGATCAGTTGGCATCTGTTGGCCCTGGTCAGGTATTAGGTGATCTACTTCAATTGAATGAAATTCCTAAAATTAAACTTCAAACAGTGTTTAGACAAGGTAGTGAATCAACTATTGTCAAACTAGCCAATTATATCAAAGACGGCAAGCTACCAGCTGACTGGCGTATGAAAAAAGATGATTATTCTTATTTTGAAGCTGGTGGAAGTGATATTGCATTAATGGTTCCTAAAATCATTAATGCAGCACTGAATAAAGGTATTCCTGCAAGTGACATCCAAATTCTTTGTCCTATGTATAAAGGCGAAGCTGGCATTCACAACTTAAATAGCATCATGCAAGAGCATCTAAATCCTCGTAAAGGTGAAGAGCTACAGTTTGAATATGCTGGTGCCATTTATCGCGAGAGAGATAGAGTCTTGCACCTGGTAAATGACTTAGCAAACGGAGTGTCAAATGGCGATGTTGGATTCATCACTGACTTGATCCCATCAAAAGATTCAGAAAGTGGCCAAGATGAGATCTGGATGAACTTTTCAGGTAAAGAAATTAAGTACGAAAGAAGTAATTGGGAGAATATTACCTTGTCTTATGCCATTTCCATTCATAAGTCTCAAGGCAGCGAATTTCCAATAGCAATCATTCCTGTAACGTTTCAAGCTTATAAAATGTTACAGCGAAACTTAATTTATACAGCCATTACAAGAGCAAAAGAAAAGTTAATCCTATTAGGAGAGGGCAAAGCCTACAAAAAAGCTATTGCTACTGAAGGCTCAAAACGAAATACGTTCTTAAAAGAAATGTTTTGGAAACGACAGTTTTCAGAAGAGATGGAAAAATCTTCTGAAAAAGATGATGATTTAGCAAAAGCCAAAGCTGAACTAGACCTAGTATTTGAAGCTTTGGAGAAAAACTAAAGAAAAAAGTAGAAGAATAATGTAAAAGGAAAATAGTATTATGCAATTAGCATTGTTGATTCAATCAATCGACCATTTAGAAACTGCATCAGTAGAAGCAGTGGGGACAATTGATGATATGTTTGAATTGAAAGAAGGGCTTGAAGAAAATCTCTTAAGTCCAAAATTAAAAGAAATGATCATCCGTGAAAATGAAGAAGTGACAGACGAAAGCAACATCATTTTCCCAGAAATTCACTTATTAATCGTTGATCGTGAAGTTGCTTTTGAACTTAATAAAAACTTCAGGCTTCATAAGGAATACCATGGAGTTTGGGAGCTGGTTAAAAATCCAAGTTTGATTCAAAACTACGTTTCGTAACCAGTGAAATAATCTAAAAAAGACACTAAGTTATTTAGTGCCTTTTTTGTTTGTCTATATAAGTTGATTTCTAAGAAATAAAAACATCAGATGCGAACAAACTGAAAACAAACATCTGATGAAATAATAAATTATTTTTTCACTCCACCAACAGGGCTCGAACCTGTGACATCATGGTTAACAGCCATGCGCTCTACCAACTGAGCTATGGTGGAAAAAGATACCCCTTTAGATAAAAGTAGCAAGCTCTCACCCCTGCCGTCAGACAAAAGCAACAAACTACGAGTTGATCAGTCTCGATTTACGCAGTCGTTCATCCCAAGGGTTACTATTTAAAAGAATTCCTGGCTGCATCTGCAACAAATCTGTTTATTGTTGCACTTATTTACTTACTACTTACTTTAAAGGGTTCGCTAATAGCTAAATATTAGCTACGACTCACGCACCTTTTACAGTGAGTAAGCCTAAAAGGTTTACCAAATGAAAAATCATGTAAATCTGCACATTTGAATAGAAGTTTCATCCAACTCCACCAGCAGGTCTCGAACCTACGACATCATGATTAACAGTCATGTGCTCTGCCAACTGAGCTATGGTGGAAAAATAACAAGCACCCATCAGAAAGACCTCTCTCTATCAGACAAAGCAAAGTGGAATTATAAACAATCTTTACCAAAACGCTTATCTAAAAAAACTAATGGATGCTTTGCCACTCATAGCAAATTAGATAATCTATGAGCGAAGGGGGTCTAGCCCCTAAACGGGAAGAAAGGGATCGAACCTTTTATAAATTCTCTTATCCATTGACTAAGAAAAACACTTCCCAACTAAATTTATAACATACAGTCCTTTTACAGACTGCATGCTGAACGTTCTATAAGAGCCTTGAAAAGGCACTATGAGAAACGTTACCTATCAACCACAAACGATATTTAGCCTTGGGGGATGGTCCCCCCAGATTCCGATGTAACCAGTTGTTGCACCGTACTCAGGATACTTCTCTCGAAGTCCTTCAACCCCAACACGCAAGTCTTGTTGGTTTGAGCACAAGTCTATTCACTAGGTGCGAAGATTTTGAGGTTTTTCGCTGATATGCTACTAAACTTCTTTTTCTCGTTCGCGGTTTAAGCGCTACTAAGACCATCGCTTTTGCTTTCTCTTCCTCACCGTTTTACGGGTGGTTGTTTGCGATTGATATTTGTATATTGTAGGTTGGATTGATAGATTTTACTATCAATCGGGAAGACAGGATTCGAACCTACGACCCCTTGGTCCCAAACCAAGTGCTCTACCAAGCTGAGCTACTTCCCGAATATAATACAAGGGAGGTTAGCACCTTGCATGAAGAAACAATTAGATTTCAAACAGCTATGCCAACCTAGCTGCGAAAATTGAGTTCACGGAGAATATCTCAACCCTGTCTTTTTCTTTTCTAATTGTAACTTGAAACTATTTTACATCTCGCGTTTATCCCAACGTTCTGGGTTTGATTATTGGCAAGCCATATTGACCCTTTTCTTTGCTGAAAAGATGTTTTTCATTTATTCAGCCGTCCAAACGTCGGGGCAAATCACTCCCCTGTGCCGAGGTCTAAAACCCCAATGCGCAACTTTTTTCTCTGATTGTCTATGCGATGACAATAAGGGCAACTTTCTAAGTCTATGCCATGACGCCAATTTATTTAAGAGTTAGGCTCTCTTACAACTGACTTCTTGAAAAACTCGGTATTTTGACTCATCTTTTGGGACGTTTATAGTTTCACTCACTTGTGAGATGGAACGTGCTAACTCTTTACAAGTGAGCTATGAAACACTAACCTTTCACGGTTAGTATTCCTGCACATGGAAAATTATATGAACGTTATATAAAGATATTTATATAACCAACCATCTATGTAAGATGATTGCTGGAAAGGGTGAGACATAAACCTTTACCAACACCGATTGTAGGACTTGAACCTACGACCTTTTGAAAAAAATATCAAAAGCTCTACCAACTGAGCTAAATCGGTAAGTTGACTGCCTTGCTTAGTGCAGTCTTTTATGAACGCCATTCACAAAGTTCGTTCTTTCAAGAGTTTTCGAGTCCCCTTTATTGAACAAGTTTAGCCAACTGCATCCCTCTCGAAATTAGGGACGACCTACGATTGGCTTGGCTAGATTGCAGACAAATCTGTTAGCAGGCGTTTGCTGTCGTTACACCAGTCTGCAAAAAATAATAATTCAATTTATAAATAATATTATACAATGAATATAACAATAAGTCAATAACAAAAACACCATCCACAAAGTGCAGATGATGTTTTTATGCCCATAGTATTGTCCTTCACTAAGCTCGTTCAATCCTTTGAACAATAGTATTATATCACGATTTTTCTTGTTATTCAATACATTTAGGTTTATTTTTTTGCTAGTATTCTTTCTTCTTAGTTGCTCCAGCTGAACTAAGTAACGCTACCCCATTCGTGAATTGTTTCGATAATTCTAGCAATTCAGAATCCGAAATATATGTGATACCTTTGCGTTCAATATAAGACCAAGTTCGATTGTACATTTCATCTGGTACAGGTAACCAACCAAAATCATTTCTAAAGAAAATCTTCAAAATTTGATTTTGAACCATATAAATTGTTTGATCGTTATTTTTGAAATTGATACGGAAAGGTTTTAATTCTTCAATTTCTTTCGTCATAATTTTCCCCTATAAAGTTTCTGTCTAAAATACACTTCAGTACCAAGCCATTGCACTAAACCTACAATCGCCCCAACTGCAAAAATAGATTCGAATCTGAGCTGTAAATAATGTAAAAACAACCACAACAATGATGGCGTTAAAATAGCTGTTGGAATTGCATAGATGAGTTGAACCACACCATTCAAATCATATCGATATGAACGACTAATTGCAAGCCACATATAATATCTTAATTTAGTTACAAGCTCAATTGGCAAGAATAACCAAATAATTGGTGAAATAATTCCTTGATAAATTGATTCTGGCAACCAAGTTAGACCGAAATAAGCGATGAAATATAACAATGTGATTGATAGTAATGTCCCGATTGCAGCCTTCCAAAAGACAAATTTGTTATCTTTGTATGGAATAGGTTCGTTCAAACCAACATTTCGAGATACATGGCTGTTTAGTAATCCAGCCATTGAATCGACCCAACCTTCAGGAATCATCATTAGATTTGAAATCCAATATTTGATACCTGCAAAAATAGGGTTAACTGTAATCGTCAGCCCAACACCAATAATAGCCGAAACTCTTGGGGCAAGACGGCGAACTAATTCCCATTTTACAATTATCCAATAGGACTTAATTTCTTTCCAAGAAAATTCAAATCCTTTGGAGAAGAAGTTCGGAATTGGTTGTTTCCATAAGAACCAATATAATGGAATTGCATTGGTTATAATGTTTATAATTAGCGCAGTATTCACACCTAAGTGTAAGATATGGGTTGTGAAAAAGATACCAATCAACATAGACCACGCAATGGAGTGGTCTAAAACTGTCGCTTCTTTACTTCGCCCTCTTGTTCTCAAATAGGATGGAATAAAGATTGACCACGGCGCTGCTATCAAAATCGACACAATCGAAAGTTGGAAATATGGTATGTAGAATGATAAGTCAGTTGGGGATACACCTAAAATTAACAACAATTTTGGTAGAAACATAAAGCTACCAATAGCCGAAGGCAAGAGCATGAGATAAAATAGATAAATATGGTTTTTAACTATTTTAGACTCAATACTCAACCCATGTTTCTCGATTAATTTAGGTAAAGTAGCGGTCATAGATGTTCTAGTTGTGTAGTAAGTAGATGATAGTATTACCCAAAAAGCATCATTTACACCAAATAGAACTGTTATTCTTTCTACCAAACTTTTATCTGCTAAAAGGCTAAAACATAATACCCATCCTATTTCGATTGCATTATCAGCTAAAGAACCGATAAATGCGTGGTAAAGCATTTGTGTTAGTTTTTGACGAGTCCAAGGCTTATTAGCTGACATCTGACACCCTCTCTTGAAGAAAGCTAAGTTTCTGTTCGTGGAAAATAAGTATAAGCCTCTTTAATCCAAAATATCATATACCTTAATAAAATTATCGTAAGATACAGGATAAAACTCTCCCTTAACACCTTTCACCACAACCTCCCCTGAGAATAATCGTTCAATACCTTCTAAGGTATTTACTTCAAGGAATCCCTGTTCTTTTATAGATTTGATTAGTTCGTCCCTCTGTAGTTCTTCTAAGGGAGTAGTAACTGAATATCCTAAGAAGTTAAGTACCTCAATAATACTTTTAGTATTATCTGTATTCAGCTTCACAAAGTCAACTTCATACACCTTTTTTACAAAAGTGTTTATAGTTCCTTTTACACGATTGTACGTTTGCAAAAAAATATCAGGTTCTATTGACCAAAAACAACCATCTGTATTATCTTCACGGATAACCCAATTACCTCTAGGCAAGGAAATCTCTCCTCTTTCTTTTGCAATATAGATTGTTCCATCAGACTCATCATACCTAACAGGTTCTTTTTCATTAGTTCCTAAAAGTTTTAAGAACTCTTCCAAAATAATATTATTGCTATACTGTATAGCGAAAACTTCGATTGGTTTTTTTCGTGCTTTTATTTTAATTGACCTCTATTTCTATTATATTTAAAATATGAAGTTGTCTTCTTTATAACCTAACACCCTTATTCAAAACACTAGGCTTCCCGTATTATTAAATCATATAATCTCTAATCCATAAAATTACTTTTTTATTTCCTCTTCATAGTAAGTTGCAAGTTCTTCCATATAACGCTTAACCCAGTGTTCAATCTTAGCAAGTTGATTTTGAGTCACTGATTTGATATTTTTACGCTCCCAGACAAAACTAAAATTTCTTTCAAAATATCCTTCGCAAAGAGCAACATTACCAGACGAAGCATTTTCAACTTCAACAAACAAAGGACCAACTAAGTTTCCATAAATGCCAACATTTAATCTAATAGGTTCATCTTTTAATTTATTTTTTAGTAAAAAATATAGTTCAACAGAACAAGCCATTAAATTTTTAGGGTCTGTTTTTACTAATTGTTCTTTGACCATAAATACTCCTTAGAAACAAAACCACAAGTCCTTCAAACGCTTGTTTTACTTCGGACTTGCTCGAACCAATATGTCGCTACTATATTGGTGATTGCAGAGACAGGACTCGAACCTGCGACCTCAAGGGTATGAACCTTGCGAGCTACCAACTGCTGCTACTCTGCCCTAATTTACCTCAAAAGCAACGCACATGAAAGCATGTGACATTACGTTTGACATCGGAAAGACAGGATTCGAACCTGCGACTTCGTACTCCCAAAGCACGCACTCTAACCAAACTGAGCTACTTTCCGATAAATACGAAGAGCAAGAAACTTGCTCTAAGAACTTTAACAATCCTCTTTCAAGCATTGCACGCCGTTGTGGCACAAAGCAAACTCCACCAGCAGGTCTCGAACCTACGACATCATGATTAACAGTCATGCGCTCTACCAACTGAGCTATGGTGGAATAATAAACGGAGAATGAGGGATTCGAACCCACGCACGTTTTACCGCCTAACGATTTAGCAAACCGTCCTCTTCAGCCTCTTGAGTAATTCTCCTAATAAACCTAATCAGTTGATGATGAACAGTTTATTTTTATAACTGGTTAGGTTTGACTAATCACGCTTCCGTCTTCTTTGGACCTGGCTGGATTTGCACCAGCGACACTCAAGGATTTGACATCTATGTTGTGGTTGGTTATCTTCTCGCACCAACGTGTACCCCTCGCTTTGGGGATAGAAATTTCCGCCTACCAATAGCCCGTTCGACTATACGATTACAATCGGGAAGACAGGATTCGAACCTACGACCCCTTGGTCCCAAACCAAGTGCTCTACCAAGCTAAGCTACTTCCCGAATATAATAGCTTGTTTATCCAAGGGGAGCCACGCCTTTACCGTATCTTGCGCATAGATTTGGTGATGGGAGTTCTTTCATGTCACTCTCCAAATGACCGTAACTAGAAATTACGAAATTTCGGAAATTCGAAATCTAGATCAATTTTAGAATTTCTCAATTCAAGGTCTTACGGTTAACCTATTCCATATAAACTCATCTTATTTCGACTCATAGCCACGCAATAAGACTTGTCGTTTACACTTCTGTTGAAACACTACCTTACAGGGAAATGCGCAACTGTCTTGCGTCGCTACATCTATATAAGGTTGTATCTTAAAGAACTTATTTTAAGGTGTCTTTATACCCTTGTCCACGTCTTGCGATAACATAGGAAGCTCCGACATGGTTGTTCAGCTTCATAGTTGGACAATAAAGTCGTTTTGCCAACCAAGATGTCCAAGCTGGGTTGACTTTTATGAGATTCACTTTATTTCGATAAGTAACACATTCAATCATGTCACTAAATTGATGGTAGGCTAGAGAATGAATCATCTCATTATATTTCTTACCTTGTTTAGTTTCAGTCTTAGACTTTTTTGTCTTAAAATTGAGATTTTCAATACAAACATCCTTACCTGTTTGGCTCGCTAACCTCATTACATAGTGTGCAATGTCTTGTAAATCAGTTTTTGTTTTGTTTCCAGATTTAAAACGATAAGGTAGAAATTGCGTTCGTATCAAATGACCATATTGATTTGTTTCTGATAGGGTAACAAAACCTTTGTTAAAATCTAAGCCAATCGTCCCATAGTTAGAACAAGTAACAAAGTCTTTTTCATCTGCTTGAATTTCGAAGGTGCAGCAGAGATAATATCTGCCATTCTTTTTGACGATCTTATAAGATAGCGGACTGTTCTTGTTTTTTAGAATAGAGATAATCCTATTTTTGTAGTGGTTAAAGTA